GCTCGTGCTGCTTTTTCCTTGGCAGAGTTTTGCCGCGCCGTAAACGCTCGAAGAGACATCCCGTATCGGGATTTAATATGGGGAAAATACAATAAACTATATATGGAAGCAATTTCGTTTCCCAAAAAATGCCGTGATTTACGATATTACATGTATGAGTTTTTGGTAGACGAAAAAAAGTTTAAAACGGCTTTTTCTATGCTACTTGAAATACCTTTTTATGATATGAACTGCCAATATCCTTTTATAGCTCCCGGCATTATGCAGGAACTAAAGAAAGCCCAAAAAAAAGCCGGCTTTACTGAAGATCAAATTTTTGATATGGCAAAAGGAAGATACGGCAGGATGATTGTTGAAAACCCAACTGTTCCTGCGATAGATGCCGCTGGTATTGTAACATCCTACATTTTTGGAAAAGATGGTCTCGCTCAAAGAGTTTTGAAATCTTACAACATTGATTGTAGCAGGTTGTTTTCAAGCAACCATTGATTGTATTTTACACAACTCGCAGTTGTATTTCAACACTTTCACAAAAATACTCATTTGTCAAGTCTTTGCTGTCCTATATATCGGATTTTCAGCACTTGACAACCACTTTTTTGCCGCTTCCTCCCATGATGGGACGGCGGCTTGTTTACCAGCTTTTCCATTTTCAATCGCTCCTTTGCAAAAATTGTACTGCATTCACAATATGTTTTTTGTCGTAGGATGTAAATAACCCAAAAAGAAACTGCGATACACGACTGATTGTTGACATTTGCATCGGGTCTGTCGGGTTTATCCGCTACTAAACAAAAAAGCCCCTGCCGGTGTTCTTACCACCGACAAGGACAAAGAGCCGTCAACACAAAAAGTTGACGGCATTATTATAACACACAAAAAAAGGAGCCGCAATATGAAAAGGACAAATACCGCAAAATGGATTGAAAGCGCCGGGCGTTGGCAAATCAATGTGCAGAAGGACGGAGTGCGCAAGACATTTACCAGCGCCAAGCCGGGGCGCACAGGCCAGAGGGAAGCTAACAAAAAAGCAGATGAATGGCTTGACATAGGCGTAAAGACGGAACGGATTAAGGTTTCTGACGCATGGGAACAGTTGCTACAGCAGAAAAAACTTGTGTCTGATGCAGAATACAAAAACATGGCATCGTTCGGTCGCTCCCATTTGCTGCCAGCCATCGGGATCAAGTCGATAAAAGCCGTTACGGAACAGGATTTCCAAAAAATTATAGATTATGCGTTTCGCCATCCACAGGGGAACAGCAAAGAACCCTTATCCAAAAAAACGTTACAGAACTATGCCAGCTACTGCAAGCAGTTTGCAAATTTTTGTCGAAAATCAAAATGGACAACGCTTGAGCTTGAGGAGTTACAGATTCCGGCAGCATCCAGAAAAAAAGGAAAGAACGTGCTGACAGTTGAAGCGCTGAACACGCTGCTAAAAGTAGATACGACCATCATGCGCGGGAAATCTGTGCATGATGAATACATAAATTATTATAGGTTCCAAGTGCTAACAGGCATGCGCCCCGGTGAAATGCGGGGGCTGCGATGGGAAGACATTGACGGGAATCTGTGCAGACTGAAGCAGGCTATCAATGCGCACGGTCAAATCACGCAGGGAAAAAACGAAAACGCATTGCGCACGGTAGTGCTATCCAGACGCGCAATGGACGTGTTGGAAGCTCAGAAAGCCGTGACTGGAAAGCAGACGTACATCTTCCCCATGGCATCCATGCACACCTACTACCACCGCTGGCAGCGCTATCAGCGCTCTAATGACATGCCGGAGCTGAGTCTTTACGAATTGCGCCACACGTTTGTGAGTATCGCGAAGGAGTTACCGACTGGCGAGTTAAAGCAGTTAGTCGGGCATAGCGAGGATATGGACACCTACGGCACATACTCTCACTACATCGCTGGAGATGACGAACGGACAGCCCAAAACCTACAAGAAATATTTGATAGATTGGTGGACTAAAAAAGTACACACTAAAAGTACACACTTTTTTTCTTAAATGTATGAAATAATAGAAAAAGTATGTGATAAAGCAAAAAAATATGGCAATATACCGCTATATTTTCAATCACGAAAAGCATGGTGTATAGTTCGAGTCCTGTCACCTCGACCAAAACAAATGCCGTAGATTCGTTATAATCTACGGCATTTTCTTTTTCAAGTACACGTTTTAGTACACACTCGCCTATTTTCTCTGCAAACTGTGTACCAAATCATTATACACATCCGGTCTCACTTCTTTCAGAGCATCCATAAACTCATCCAGCACACGCCACACTCGCCCGGTATCGGCCTTTTTTACAATCTCCAAAAATTCACTCATCCTGTAAACGCTCCAATTTCCGCATTACGCCATTATAAACTTTAGGATTTGCCACATACAGGGCAGACATAAGCTCATCCAGCACGCTCAGCGCCGCTGTGGTGTCTACATTTGACACAGCCCGTAAAAAGTCACTGCTGCCAACAGCAGCCCTTGTAGACGGCTCTGCCGCTTCGTAGTAGCGCACAGGCTCTTGCAGGTCTGCTTTCTGCGGGGGGTGGGATGCATCTGCAAGCTGCTGATTTTTCACAACATACAATGCCGCCAAATTTTTAACTCTGGTCATGGTGAGTTCGCTGTTTTCGATTTCGGCTATAGCGCCGTCAATCTCTCGCACGTCAACCATAGCCCTTACACCTCACTTTAACCGTTTCGCATCGTGTCAATGCAGCGCTGGATGACTTCCCTGTCTTTGCTGTCAGCCCCGCGCAGAATATCTTCCATGCGGGAAATCAGTGAATCGCGCCCATCGTCCATGCTGTAGTGCCCGCGCACATAATGCGAACCGCGCCGCGCATAGCTGCTGCCGCGTCCATAATTGCCGCGCATGTTGGCGCTCCAATCACCATCGCGGCTGTAATCTTCATCGCGGCTGTAACCGTCATCTTCCAGCATGACAATTTTGTCGATGTTTTTGATAGTGTCAGTCAGCTTGTGAACAGTTTCCAAGTCACCGGCAGACATTTCACCCTTCTTTCCGATTTCGTCCAGTTCTGCGCACAGCATGTCTTTCAAGTCATACAAAACTCTTTTACTCATGGTTTACTCCTTTCAGCTCACTCTCTCGACCACAAAGTTTGCGTTCGCAAACAAAACGGTTTGTGTGCTTGTATTTTCGGCGGCAACGGTAAGGCAGCAGCCGCGCGGCACTTCCACGAAAGACGTCACATAAATATTAAAGAAGTTTTCTACTGCTGCCGGTGTCACGGTTGCAGTCGCACTGTTCAGCGGTTCACCGTTGATGGCAAGCGCAGCCGTAATAGCTTCCACTGTGCCGCCGGTAGGGATAGCAATGTTTGCACCAAATCCCACTTTGAAACGGGCTTTGCACTGGTTTGTAATGCCGCGCAGCGTAACAATACCGGCGCCCTCTCTGTGTACGACACAGCCCTTGCCCGCTACTGCCGTTTCCGTCAGCGGAACGTTCTGGCCTGCTGCCACGCTCACGGTATTGGCGTTTGTAAATTCAGCCATAAAATCATTCCTTTCAAAAAAAGATAGTGGCGGGACGATTGCCCCGCCACATTTTGCACTATCGGCACGGGGCCGAACATGTCAGATGCTCCGACAAGTTGCCGTATTCGTTTTTAGCATCCGCAGCCGTTGCAGCCGCCGCAATTCCCGTACTGATACGGTGCAGGAACGGGGAAAGCCGGAACAGGGCGGGGGTTGTAGTAAGCAAGCTGCCCGCTCATATAGGCTTTCAGCGTTTCATTCTGCGCAGCCTGACTTGCGGCAAGCTGTGCGGCAAAAAGCTGCTGGTTCTGCTCTGCAATCTTGGCATCCTTTGCCTCGATGCGCTGGGCGGTCAAAGCATCAAGCACTGCACGCGCATTGGCGTTCTGGTTCTCGATGATGTCCCGCGTGCCGTTCTGGATAGTCTGGCGCGTGTCGCAAGCCTGCGTAGCGAGGTTGTAGTTTACGCCCTGAATCGCTTCGCGGGTCTCGCAGCAGCAATTGGCCTGCTGCATCTGCATGGCATTCAGCTGCTGCATAAATGCGGCCTGCTGGTTTGCGCGGCTGATTTCAGCCGACATAAAGCCCTGCTGCATAGCGTTCTGCACACCGTTGACAAGCTGTGCCTGAGCATAGAAGCCATCGCACAGGCCGTTGTTCACGACGTCGATTTTGCGTTCGATGTTGGCAAAGTCGCTGGTCAGGATGTAGCCATCAACTGCGCCGGTGCTGCCGTTGCCGCCAAAGCCGTTGTTGCCCCAGTTGCCGCCCCAGCCGCAGAAAACGAAGAGGAAAAGAATAATAATCCACCACGCACCATCGCCGCCAAAGCCCCAGCCGTTGCCATTGCCCGTATTCGCGGGCTGAACAGGCATTGTCATAACAGTGCCGTCCGAAGAAAGACTCATGTTTAACTCCTTTCAAAAGTTGAATGTATTGTTCACCGTGCGCACGGGTTGAACCTATTTTAAAAAGCTCTGAAACTGCTGCGCCATCGCTTGTAGCTGATTTAGCTGTTGCTGGCTCATTTTTCCAGATTGAAGCAGCTTTTGAACTTCTTGCTTCGGGTCGCCTTGAAAATTCTGTCGGAACTGCTGAAACTGCTGCATCATCTGCTGAAATTGTCCCATCGGGCCGGGCATACGCCCACCGCCAAGAGCGTTAAACAGCGGGTTGCTCATTGTCTGCCTCCTTTTTCTTGCGCGTCAAAGGTTTATCTGCCGCCAGCGCGTCAAAGCGGGCTGTCAACGCGTTGAACTCTTGCCGTGTGACATATTCCTCTTTAGGTTTTTGCGTTGTCTGTGCGGGCTGTTTCTGGCTTGCCGTGCGTTCCGAGTAGTCAAAAACGCGCAATGGCTGCGGCATACCGCTGGCGTCGGTGGACTTAATGTAAAATGTACTGTTTTCGCTGTCCATCAGCAGTACGCTGTTACCTGCCGCCACCATATACGCTTTGGCTCCTTCTTCACCCTGCACCCAGATAATAGGCGAGCTTTGCTGTGCCGGTTGCTGCTGCGGATATGCCGCCTGTCGGAGCTGTGTAAGCTGATCGGGCATGGCCGAAGGCATCTGCTGCCCCATTGGATAATAGTTCGGCATATAGCCGGGCTGATACGGTACGCCAAACGCCATAGTCAATCATCCTTTCTGCCAGTAGTACAGTGGCACTTCATCGCCGCTGTCCCATGTATCCAGCCAATCGCCATTTTGCACGCACACAACATGCGTAGCCATTGCCAAAATATACGTGCCGTCCGAGTGGTCTTTTGCAAACTGCGCCACTGTGTAACAATCCGGGCAGCTGTTTGGCAACGTGTAGCGCTTCCACCCACATCGCCGCAGATAACTGCCCCAGACATAGTTTGCAGACGGCATATCATGAAGTTCAAATCCTGCCAACACAAGCGCCGCATATACAGTCGCCCACTCTTGATGCGTTGCGGCTGCAATGGCTCTGACTGTACAATCTCCAACGCGCTTTTGTTCCGGGTTTAGGTTGATTTGCTTGTATGCCATCCGAACCGCTCCTTTTATCTAAATTGTACAAAAAAAGACGGCACAACGTAGGCCAGTAAAGTGCCAACATTGTGCCGTTTTTGGGACAAAATAAAAAAGGCGCGGCCACAAAAGCAGCCGCTCCCTTTAAATCAGCCTATTTTGTTTTTGATGCTGTGTACGCGCCGTTTTACCGTGCGCTCGCTGCAATTCAGTTCTGCCGCAATATCAGCATTGCGCCAGCCGCGCCGTCGAAGCTGCAAAACATCTGTTTCTTCATCGGTCAGCAAACCACCGACAAAATCAAACTTTGGCATGATTACTCATCCTTCTTGTTCTTGCTTTCGGTCTGTGTGCCAAAATAAAAGGCCACGACCATTGTCACAATGGTCATGACCGTGTCCGGCTGCAGGCCGCCCCGCAATGCCATTACGGCAAAAACCGCAACGACAACCAGCGTTACAATGGTTTTTACCTTGATAAGCGCTGCCAGATTTTTCAAAAAATCGCCCATTGATATGCACCTTCTTTCAGCCGATCAGATGCTTTTGCAAATCTTTCTTTGCTTTCTGCATCTGGTCAATGTTGTTTCCATCCAGATTATGGTCAAGCAGGGCAAGCAACGCCTGCATGGTCACGCGCTGCCCCTCGTCCATGCGGTCAAGCCGCTGTTTGTCGTTTTTCAAAAATCCCTCCATAGCGCTCACCCGCGCTTCAAGCTGTGTAATGCGTTTGTCTTGGTCGGCTTTCGGCTTTTTCACAGCGGTGATAACTTTGCTGATAGCCACGCCCCCGGCATACAGTCCGGCAGCAGCGCCCGCCGCGTAAATCAAAAACGCCCAGGCCTCCGCAAGCGTAAACGAGAATACATGCTGCATAGGCATCACACCTCCACAAATTTAGCGTGATACGCCTTATCATTGTCCAGCCCGTACTTCTTGGCGATGAGGTAGAACTCCATCGCGGCGGCATTGGGCAGAACGGTATGGTCAAGCCAAATTTCCTGATGAGTGGGGTCAGAGGGCTTGTCCTCTTTGATGGCGGCATCATACCGCGTCAGATTGAACTGCTTCACGACCGCCAGCAAGCTCGAAGTGTAAGTCGGGCTGGTCGCCCAGCCGTCGGCGCGGATGTACTCGCACGCCTTGTTGATGTCGGTACAGCCGACAAGGTTCGAGTAGCGCGGCATGGTCGTCAGCTTCTTGATGTAGTCCTCTACACAGGCGACCATCGTATCGTAGGCGCGGAAGCCCGCCGTGATAGTGATGTACTTGCTGCCGTCCCACTCCTTCGTGGCCTTGTTGTATACTCTGCCGCTCCAATTGCTGGCCTTGATGCCGAACAGGTTGTTTGCCTGTACTGCAAGCTCGCTCGTGCCGTAAGCGCTTTCAAGGCAAGCCTGCGCAATGCACAGCGACGGAAGAAGATGGGCGTTCAGGCAACGGGTCTGGCATTTCTCCACCATGACGGAGATGAAGTTTTCCTCATTCGTCTTGGCGGGTTCAACGGCAGCGCTCGCCCCTTTCAGACGCTTTGTGACCTCGGCGGCGATGTCGGGGAACTTGCTCTTGAGATAGGGGCCGGGGCAGGCCGTGGCGGCGTAAAAGCAGTGCATTGTGAGCGAGCCGTTCTTGTCGCCGGCGTAGGTCAGTTCCTTGATGCCGTTGCGGCGGCAAATGTCGGTGCAAAGGTCGAGCAGCGCGGCATACGCCTTGTCGCTGACGTGCCAGTCCGGTGCGCCGCTGTCGTTGGCAATCTCAATCGTAATAGCCCGGTGGTCGTTCCACGGACTGGACGAACACCAAGAGCGGTCAGCTTCATGGCAAAACAAGCCGATGCGGCCGCTGCTTTCGATGGCGTAGTTTGCGCTCATCTGGCGAGAGGTTTTACCGACAAGAGCGCCGAAAGCCTCAAGCGTTGTGTTACCAGCCATGTGGTGGACGGTAATCTTGCTGATGGGCTGGCTCCGGGGCCGGTTGCAGTTTGGGCTGATGGCCGTGTAAACGGCCAGTGCAGAATCACTCATTCTCGTTCTCTCCCTTCCCGTTCGACAGTTCCTCGTCCATTTCGGGCGACAGAATCATTTCATCATTCATCAGTTTCACTCTCCTTTTTATTCCACAGGCGGCGTGGGCCACGACACCGCGTAGGGGAAGCCGGCCTGCTCGGGCACATCCCGCAGGGCCTGCCGGTAGGCCTTCCAGTCGGCCTTCACCGTCTTGGCATCGCCCAGCACGGTCCAGTCCGTGGCGGCGATCAGCTTGTTCCGCTGCGCGCGCACAACGGCGGCTGCGGCATCGTAGTCGGCCTGCTTGATGATCTCGGCCCACTGGTCGGGGGCCGTATCCAGCGCGGCGCTGGGCAGCTGTGTGCGCATCTCGTATGTGGTGTAGCCGTAGCCGCTCCAGGGCGTGTCCATGTTGGACACAGCCTCGCGGGTGATCTTCTGCTCATCCTCATACAGTCGCACCAGCGTCAGGCCGTTGCCAAGGGGCTCGGTCTCAAAGCGGGGGCGCTTCTCATTGCATTCTGCTCTAACCATTTTGTACCACCTTTCGTATTTTCTTGTAGATGACAACACCGTCCACGTATTTCACACGGAACCGGTGCTCATTTGCGTGTTTAAGCTGCCCGATACGGCAGGCAGCCTGCCGGGCCTGTTGCTGTGTCGTACAGTTGCGGGGGCTTTGCTGCCCCCGCGCCCCCGCTTAACCGGGGATAGAAAGGTCAGCCGAGCCGTACCACCACGCCCAGCCCGCCCCGATGCTGAGGTTGACGGAGAACGCGCCCGCGCGGTCGCCGTAGTCGGAGTACGCGCCGCGCCGAACGATGCGAGAGCCGCTCTTGTTGATCCAGAAATAGTCTGCAAGATAGGTTCCGCTGCTTCCGCCGACTTCCTTTGTGATCTGCAGCCACGGGAACCGCTCATCGGCCTGCAGGTTCTTGGCCCAGCCCTCGTTAGGCAGCGTGAGGGAATCCAGCTTCGTGTAGTTCTCAACGCTCGACCAGTTGTAGTTGGTGTCGTTGCAGATGTAGGGCACGCCATCAACGATTTTCCAGTCGCACTCAAAGCGCCACTGGTTGCCATAAAGCGGGTTCTCGCAGCCGTAAAACACAAAGCTGTGTTTGCCGTCACTGTTGCTCACAGGGCTGCCGCAGGTGGAGAGTACACTGTTAGCCGTGCCGGTGGACTGCATGATGCGCCAGATTTTGTGATCGGTGGTCGTGGTTACAGCCTCGCCGGTGAAGCTGGCCTTCACATTGGCAGTGTCGCCCTCAATGGCCTCGATGGCCGTCACGATGCGCCGATTTGCCACGCTCTCGTTATCGGCGCCGGTGCCGATCGAGATGACCATGCCGGGCTCCAGCGTGTTTTTCGCAACTGTGACAGCGCTCTCGTTTGTGCGGGCACCAGCAACAGCAATGTTGGTCGCATACAGTCTCACGCAGCCGTTGATTTTGCTCTGCACATGCCGCGTACCATACACAACGATCATCAGGTAGGCCAGTACCTCAAAGTCGGCGCTGGTATTGATGCAGTAGGTCTCACCCCAAAGCCGTGCCGCAGCCAGAAACTGCGAGATCGTCTTGTTGCCGGTGGAGACAACGCCCGCAATGCTGTGCAGCTTGCCGTCCGCTCCGATGCTGCCCGGGAAGGCGGGCAGGTAGCACTTCTGCTTGAGGGAGCCGTCCGCGTTCTGGAACTTCCGCGGTGCGCGGAATCCCGGCATCGGCACAGCCGACACGCGCGGATTGACATCCAGCATGCCGGAGACATAGAACAGCGGCACCTCAACCAGCACCTCGCCGTTCGTGCCATCCTCAATGTAGCCGGGCTGGCCCTTGTAGGCGTTGACCGTGACCGTGCCGTCCGCGTTCAATGTAGCGCAGCAACGCCGCATGCCCGCCCACGGATACACGCCGTCAAAGTCGTTCTGGCCGGCGCTGGTATCGGTGCCGGGGGTAAACACAAACTCCGCAGCTGCCCCCGTCCGCGTCCCCGCGCTGGTACTGCCGGAGAAGTCTACACCGTAGAATGCAGCACCGACAGCCGAAGCCGCAGCCTTGGCAGATGCCGCCGCAGCATCCGCACTGCCCTTGGCCGCTCTCGCACTGCCTGCAGCGCCTTTCTCACTCTTGCTAGCGGCAGTGGCGCTTCTGCTGGCTACATCTGCGCTACCCTTGGCTTCCGTGGAGCTGTTGGCCGCATCCTCGGCGCTCTTTGCAGCTGCATCTTCACTGGTCTTAGCAGCGGCGGCACTGTTTGCAGCAGCGGTCGCAGATTTTGCGGCAGCAGTGGCAGACGCTTTGGCATCTGCTACAATCTGCGCAAGCGTTTTGTACTCGTCCGAACTTTGGATCGCACTGTCTGGCACAGGGTTTTTGTCGAAGTGTAGCCAAAGTGGCGCACTGCCTGCAATGCCACCGCCGACAGTGATTTCAACAATCGGGTAATACTCGCCCCACCCAGTAGACATCTGAGGAGTGACAGCGAAATATGCAACTGTGCGCTCTGCGTTTACGCCGAGCGCGGGATTGTAAACATGGTGTCCATCGCGTTTATCCATGCGGATATTTACATCTGCATCGGACGGAACCTTGTACTCTGCACCGCCTTTTTTGAGCGTAACGCAAAGGACAGGGATTGTCTGGTCGTACTGTACCAGATTGACGACCTTTTTGTCGGGCCGAATGTCGAAGTCCACCGTGCAGTGTTTAAGCTGCGCAGTGGACAACGGTTCATAGATTGTTGATGGCATGGTTTCACCTCTCCTTTATTCGGCATAATAGCATACACAGGTTACCGTTCCAGAGGTCTGAAAGTACGGCGAACCTGAATAGCTGTAATTGTTCGTGACCGTCACGATTCCAGAATTTGGATTGTAAGACAGAGAATACGAAAACCCTGTGCTTTGATCCTGCGCGTTTGCTGTAACAGATGCATCGCTAAACGCAAAATTTTCTGTGGTAAAACTTTGCCATCCGGGTAAATCCGTTACGCTAAAGGTCGCGCTAAAAGGGCCTTCGTATCTGTTTGTGTTAAGCGTTCCCAGAACTTTTCTTCTGAGTTTGGCGGCCCTTACTGTCACCTGTCCGTTTCCATCGTGGAATCCGGATGGGATAGTTGCCACGCCTCCGGGGGAAAGAGTTGCTCCCCAGCTTCCTTTGTTTGGCATCGAGCCGCCAACATTCACGCCAGCAGATGCGCTCGTGAAATTGTTGCCCTCTAGGACTGCCGATGCCGGAGCGCTACCCGCTTCAAAGCTGATTTCCGGGTAGCCAGCAGAGGATTTTTCCTTATACGCGCCCTCGTTGATTCGCACATAGATTTTGTTATCGGCAACGCCAAAAGACACAGGGGAAGTGACGGAGCCGCGCTTTTTCAGTGTGCCCTTTTTCAGCGTCTTGTCTTTGGCGTAGTAAGTATCGCCCTCCAGCACATCATCTGCGTCGGCGGTAGCCAGTGCCAGCTTGTTTGCGCCGAGGCCACCGCCGCCGTTAAAATTTAGCTGTGTGCCATCATAGGTGAACAGCACCCATCTGTCTTTGACAATTGTGTCCGCGTCAACGGCGTTTGCGCCCACATACGCAGGCACAGCCTTGCCATTGATGCTGAATGCGTCTCCGCTGGTGAACGTTGCAGGCGCTTTGAAACGGCCCATAGCGCCAGAGCCAGTCAGCGCAAACGTATTACCTGTTTTGGCGCAGCTGTACACCTGTACAGTAGCAGATGTGCCAAGCCCTGCAGGGTCGTAGACGTCTTTCAGCATGGTAGCGCTGCCCACCTTAATAGCTGCAATCTCGTCCGTCATCGATTTGATAAGGGCTTCATACTGCTGTTGCAGCGTGCCAGTCGGCAGGCCCGTCACGCCGTCGCGCATCAGGCCACACACATTTTCGTCAAGCATTGTGTTGGTGACATCCGCAGCGCTCACTGTAAGGCTGCCAGCAGGGACAAACACAGTGTATAGGCCTAGCTCATACAGCAGCTCGGAGCGCGTTAGAGTGGGCGCCACAGGACTTGAAGCGGGTGTGCCGGGCTTTACCTCAAACGTGCTTTCGTTAGTGCTCTTGGTGAAGCGAAGCACGATTCTGTCAATGCGGGGGAGCGCACCGTCCGCAATTGGGATTGCTACAGATACATTTTCCGTGCTAACAACGCTTTTTCCTTTAAACGTGCCGTTGTTAATCCAGGCCATGCCTGTCCCGATGGTGATTTTTCGTGCCTCTGTAACGGTTGCGGGAAACGATTCGGCAGCATATACACCGCTTGTGCGGGTGCAGAGGTAGGTCTCTGCATCTTCTGCCGTGTACTCCACGTCGTTCAGAGGATATGTGATAATTGCCATTTAGTACCTCTTTGTAATTACAGGTGTCCCGAGTTCAACGCTGTACTGTGTGACATTGTTCTGCGCAATAACGGTCTTTCCCATGATACGGACTTTCGCGTTGATGCCGAGTTCCGGGAAGATGCACGAAACAACATCGCCAATATCTACGCAGTCGGAATCAATGTCAAAATTCAGCGTTTCAAGGCGTAGCTGCTCAAGCAATTTTCCCTCGCCGTATTTCACAAGCCGCGCTTTGTAGTCTTCTAGACTTTCTTCCTCTTTCTGCTGCTCCTGCCGTGCATCTACATACATTTCGCGCCGGTCGGAGCCGGTCGAGGCAGTGTCGCCAGCGTAAACCGTAATTCGCGCATCGCCAGTGCCAGAGCCAGCAACGACAGCAACATTCTTGTAGTTCGCAGTTGATACGCAGTAATCAGGGTCACCGACATTTTGGAACCATGTGGAGAACTTCACGCGCTCGCTGTTGCCGGGCTTGTACACTTCAAACAACAGCTTCTTCTCGGCCTTGTCGAACCGGAATCGGAACCCGGCATCGACAGCCTGTGCTATCTTTTCGCAGTATTCCTCAATGGTCTGGTCAGATGTCTGCGCTTTGAACGTGTCTGCAATGCCGCAGGACGCGCCCAGAGCCACGCAGGGCCACGGTTCCATGTCTTGGATAAGATTACGCATCGCAGCTTCCGCGTTGATATTAGATAGCTCTGCCGTGCTTACACGGTCTCTTAAAATGCGCGTTGCAGGAGCGCCGTTCACAATAATCGTATTTCCCTTTGTCTGGACAGATTTAATAATCATAAGCGTGTCGCTGTCGTCAATTTCGCAGTAGTAATCCTCTTTCATGAGGTCGCTGTATTCCTGCTGCTGCGACAATTCCAGTTGGAACGTGCCAAGCTGGTTGTACTTTTCCGTCCAAACGAGCGACACAAATGTCTCAATTTGGCCGAGTTTGTTCAACTGTTGGTTATACACTCTACATATCATCACAGACCCCCACATACGCATCGTTGTAGAAAATGCTTGTGTTCAGGGCATGTTCTGCGCCATCTGTGTAAGAGTGCCGCAGAACATTGTCTCCCGCGTGGATATAGTACAGCGTGCTTGCATCATCCAGTTTCGGGAAAATGTTCGTCACAACATCGCCGCTCGTCTTTGTGACCGTCAACCGCTTGGACTTGCCCTCACGGCTGACTGTGATATATTCGCCAGCCTGCAAGGATTCATTGACCTTGAGCGTTTCCAGCGTATTTACATTCGTGATTTCTGGGTTCGACAGCGGCATTTGCGCATAGAAGATAATGGAGAATGTGACATCAGTGTCGCCATCGTTTACGAAGTTCATATACACGCTGCTATCTGTAACGCCAAAGGAGTGTTTCTTATAGTTTACAGGGAACTTGAACTTCGGTGTCAGCTTTCCAATTTGCTGTCCCCTGCGCCCGGCCGCAAGCCAATACGGAAACGGGCAAAGCACAGTAAATTGGAATGCTGCGTCCAGTTTCCGTTGCTTGAAAACCGGCGTTTTCTTTACTGTGCAGTTACAGTAATAGCTTTCATTGAAATAAAGCTTTCCGAACGAGTTCGGCGTCAGGGTGCGCAGCATTTTCCGCTTCATTACGCGACCGTCGCCCAGCAAATAGCCGCTGACTTCGCGCGTGATTTCACCGACAGTCGCGCTCTCAAAGGTCTTGCCGACCTGTTGAAAGCCCTGCGACAGTTCCACATCAACATCTACATCCGAAAGAGGGTCAATATTGACGATAGAGCCGTAGTCGTAGCCGAAATACAGTGTTTCGCCATCATCACGCACAAATCTTGCTGTGTACATCATTCACCCTCTTTCAAATTGCGCCCATCATGAGCGCCCGCCGCTGCTCATACTGCGCCTCGCGCATAAGATCTGCCGCAGTTTTGGCCTGACTGTAGATGTTTTGGATAACAGTCACGCCGCCAGCAGCAGCGTTTTTCTCTCCTTTGCGGTAGCTGTCGGCCTCTTTAGCCGTCAGAACCATTTCACCGCGATGCAGGTTTGCAACATAATTGTTATAAGGAACATAGTCCAGACCGCCAGCGTGGGAGCCGTTTGTCTGCACCGTGCCGGTAAAGCCGGAGACCATGCCGTCTACGAAATTTCCGACCTGATCTTTCAGCCACCCGCCCATACTCTTAATACCATCGAGCAAGCTCTTTGCTGCGTTTACGCCTAAATCAAAGATTTTGCCGGGTAATTCCTCAAGGCCCGTAACAACAGCATCTAGCAAATCTTTTGCGGCCTGTTCGCCGTTTTTCCTCAATTCTTCGGCCCACTCTACGACTTTTTCAATCGTTTTTGTGAACCACTCTGCAATTTTCCCGGGCAACTGAGTAAAAAACTCAATCACGTTATTCAGGAACGTAGATGCAGCGTCGATTGCGTTGGACTTCATTTGCCCAGCCCATGCAATGACGTTCTGGATCGTGGTAGACAGGAACATTAAAACGTTGCCGGGCAGTTGCGTAAAGAACTCAACTACGTTTTGCAAGAATTGGGAGCCAGCCTGCCGCGCACTATCTGCCGTTTCTATCGCCCAAATTGCGATGTTTGCAAGCGCTGTGCCGAGAAATACACCTAAGTTGTACGGGAGTTGCGAGAAAAATTCTACAACAGTATTGATAAAATTACTCCCAGCTTGGCGGGCATTTTCCGCAGTTTGTGTAGCCCAGTCAGCAATGCTCTGCGCGGCGTTTGTCATGAACTCAGATATTTTATCGGGAAGCTGTTGAAACCACTCTATCGCACTGTTAATCGCCTCTGGAACGGTCTCTGTGAAGAATGTAACAACAGTGGTCTTTACGAACTCAAAAATTTCGTTGACTTTATTTCTGAAATCTTCGTTCGTTGCGTACAGAGTGGCAAATACTCCAATCAGAGCCGCAATCAGCGTGATTACGATTGCAATCGGGTTGGCTGCCATAACGGCGTTGAGCGCAGCCTGCGCAGCCTTGAGTTTGCCTTGCGCCAAAGAAAGCAAATCAATTTTCCCCGTAAGCAGCCCAACGACAACTTCTGACCCTTTGAGCGCGCCATCCAAAGCGCCCTGTGCAACTTCTGAATCAGAAAGGCCCATGCTGAACAGTGATACCGCAACTTTGGCCTCGTCGAAAGCAGTTACCATCTTCTGGATTTTCGTTCCAATTTGCCATCCAGCAATAGCAGTGCCAACCGCGCCAATGGCAGGAGCCAAGGATTCAATAACAGGGATTACTTCGTTGACTGCCTCTTTGACTTCATCGAAAATATCAAAAATTACACTAAAATCAGAATTTTCGATTGCGATTGTCAGCGCATTTACTATCGCATCGCCAAGAAAAGAGAATAATTCATCAATGATTGGCTGTAACTCGTCTGCCAAAAATCCAAGGCCGTTAAATAGTGCCTCTATCCCTTCTACGACGGTTGGCATCATGCCTTCGATAACAGTGCTGACTACAGGGGCCAACTGTGCGCCTATCTCGGTCATGGCGTTAATCAGCGTTGGGACAATTTCTTGAATACGCGGCAAAATGTTTTGAGCAGCAGTAAGAAGACTGTCTACGAAATTATTGATTAGCTGCTGAACATCCTGTTCTGGGTCTGCAATGCCTGTAAGCAGATTTTCCCAGGCGCTCTTCATCGAAGCTGTACTACCTTGGATGGTAGTTGCAGCTTCTTTGCTGGTTGTTCCCATAATGTCCATGTTTGCCTGTACGACGTGAATCGCCTGTACAATATTCGCATAAGACATACTGGTTGCATCAACCGTTACGCCAAGTTCTGCTTGCGTGTCCTTCATGGCAGCGGCTTCTTTTATCAACCGCTTCATTTCAGCTTGCGTGCCACCATAGCCGAGCTTTAGGTTGTCAAGCATGGTGTAGTTCTGCTTCGCAAAGCCGTTATATGCGTCTTGGATGGACGAGATGTTAGTGCCCATCTTGTTCGCATTATCGGACATATCCGAAATTGCAGTATTCGCCATTTCAGCGGCTTTTTGTGTATCGCCGCCCAAACTTGAAACCAGAGCTGCAGCAAACGATGTTGATGTCTCCATGTACTCGTTTGCAGACAGGCCAACGTTCTTGTACGCGTCCTTTGCATAGCCCTCGATAATACCTGCGCTTTCCTTGTACAAGGTTTCTACGCCACCGACAAGCTGCTCATAGTCTGCGTAACTGCTCAGGGATGCTTTGCCAACATCGAGAGCTGCACCTGCTGCCGATTTGCCAATAGATACAATCGTGCTGCCAACAGCTTTCAGACCATCAAAAACTGCGTTTCCAAGAAACGTTCCGCTGAATACATTCCAAAAAGATGTTGTTTTGCCGCTTGCATCGTTTAACTGCCGTTCATAATCATCTGTATCAAGACTTAATTTTGCGTTTAGATTAAATACGTCCAACTTCTCACTCCTTTCTTGTTGATTTTTTGTTAGCAATGCTGTATTCTAGCTTTAGGAGGTGTTTTTCTATGGCAAAAGCTAAAAATGCAGTTATCGCAGGAGATTACGTCGGAAAGAAGGTCAATCTTTCTTTTGGTCGGGTTCAACTCGACATGGGATTGATGCCCGCAATCACATTAGACAGAAGCACCGTTGCAGATTATTCCGTTCTGGATGAATCCCAGAAGAAATCTATGTCTTCTGGTGTGATGCGCGGTCTTGTTGGCAGCGCCATTCTTGGGCCTGTTGGTCTCGTGGCTGGCGCAGTCACCGCAAAGCAAAAAGGCATTTATCAGATTGCAATTCAGCTGAAAGAAGACCCGCAGTGGGTTGCAAGCGGTAAACGCTTTTTAATCGAGGTAGACGATAAAATCTACAAAGCCATTATGACAAACTGCTTCTAAAATGAGCCGCCCTATTTTTGGGGCGGCTCTTCCAGTTTTTTCAGCTTGTCTTTCATGTATTCTTTGATTTCATCCGCTGTTCGTGTTTCTTCTGGCGGCGGGTTGATTATATCCCAGTACCTTTTCGGCTCGCTTTCTGTTTTTATCATGTTTTTTGTAATCGTGATAAGCACATCCGACATATAAACACGATATGCCACTTCATCTGTTTTTTCTTTAATTCGGTATGGTAGTGCCGACATAAACGCACGGGCGCTCAGTTTCGGCATGCTTAAGATTGCAGCGATTACGCTTTCTGCGCCGTACCGAAAGACTGTTTGAAAAAATTAACGAAGTCCTCGTCTTTCACAAGCTCGTTAATCTGCGCCAACGTGCTTAAGAAGCCCTGCTTTCCGCATTCTTCTGGGGTGAGGCCGTTAAACAGAGAAAGAATCGCATATACGTCTTCTCTGTGGTCTTTCAAGAAGATGGGAACAAGATTCACAACTCGCGTAATGCCGAACCTATAGACGTCAATCTGCGTATGTTCCCCTTTGGGAAGCTTGCGTTGAACCTCTGCAATCAGGTTTTTGTCATCGGCCATGTTCTGGATATGAGGGGCGGCGATGCACAAGACATCGCAGGTCTCGTCAGTAGTCATCTGAGAAAGCAGTCGCATTTTTATTCCTCCGCGTCGATGCTGTAGAATTCCATAGGGACAATGTCCTGCGCAGTGATGGAGACATGGCCAGTCAGCTCACAGGAAATCTGCCCCTTGCCGCTCTTGGTAGTCTGCAACGAGAAGCCGCCAGTGGACAAAGCGTTTTTCAGGCAGATAGCAACGCAGCCACCATCGGCGCGGTCGCCCACCCACCACAGTTCGTCTTTGAAGTCGGTCTGCTTCAAGTCGCGGCGTGGCGTAATCTTGTTCGTGGTAACATCTGCACTGCCCAGAGCCATCTTGATGTTGTCAGGGGACGTGCCAAGAGCCGTGAAGGACATTTTGCACTCCCAGCTGTCCAGATGTTTCAGCTCTTTGGTGTTGACCGGGCAGTTGTCAACATCCTCGCCCAAATCGGAGAAGGTAGGAACGCAAGTGGCGTTGATGCCGCCAGTAGTGGCGCAGATAATGTCGCCGTCCTGCGGAGCGGCAATGCTTGCGGGGTTAAATGTTTTCAACAGCACACCAGCGTCAAGCTGCAATGCGTCAAACGTATCTTTGGGAATAGCGGTAAATTTACCCATATTTTCACCTCAATTTTGGCATAAAAATTCGGCGGTAATGTTCAAATACCGCCGTTTAATGTTTTTGTCTGTTTCATCTGCCAGCGCTTGACAGAAAGGAGAACCGCGCCGAATCCAAATGTAGCCGCCGTCAAATTTCAGCAACTTGCCGCCGATGCCGATAGCGTCCGAGATTTCCTGCGCTTTGGCATTTGGAACAGCCTCAGACGTCGTATGGAACCACAGGTTCACCGTAAGTGACGGCGCACCTCCTTCAGCGTCAAAGACCGCATCATAAGTCAAGTATGGGAGTACAACGTCGTCCGGCACGGCGTTTGTAGCATACGCAGGGAGAAAGCTATCGAAAAACTGCTGTAGTGCAGCGCCCTTTGTCATTTCGGCAGCCCTCCCATGCGTTCAGCCGTAAAGCTCATTAAGTTGCGCAGCATAGAGGAAGCCGTTTTCGGGGCTTGCTTTTCTTCCGGGCGGCTTGTTACGCGATAATACGCGCCTGTTTCAACGTCCTTGTAGACGCTGCCATACTCAATCGGCACATCCCGGTTGACAACGCCGGTATATACGCTGGTCACGCCCTCTGCTTCTGCACGGCGAGCCTCCAAACTGCTATCCAGCGAAACGAAATTGTCAAACTCCGCGCCCTCTGTCCACTCGACAACATAGCCACCTTCGCCGTCCGGCTTTGTGGTCTTGTCCATAATACAGCAGCGACGCGAAAACGCATCCAGTAAGCTCATAATTTCCTCCACTTGTTCAGCCGTGCTGCAAATACACCCTGCCAGCCCGGCAGAGATCCTCCAGAACCGACGCCCGCAGTAGATTTAGTGTAGCTATACCCAGCAAAGCTTTCGCTTTGAAATGGGCTATTTGCGGCGTTCTCGTACTGCGTGCGCCACGCCTTGATTTCTTCTTCAAGGCGCAGAAATTCGGCAGGCACGGCCATGGCCCAAACAGCGCCATCAAACGTTTCATCTCTTAACGAGCAGTTACCGTATTGATACACACCATCGTTCAGAACGCTTCCCACAATGCGGAAATACTGTCCGGCACACAAAAAAGGGAGCGCAATGCTCCCGCCCTTGATGCTGAACTCGCCCAGATGGACGCCATTCTGTGTGACAAACCAGTTCCGGCACTCCCTCATCAATTCTTCAAGCATTGCACTCCCTCTTTTTTACTGTTCTGCCTTGACAGTTTTTGCGCTCCGGGTTTCTGCGGGCGTAATGGTGGCAACGGCGATACCGTCCAGGTACTCGGCCCACAGCTTCATGCCCATAAGAGCGTACATATCGCCAGTTGCGCGGCTGTAGTCGCCGTCAACATGCACGCCAATCAGGTTGGTTTCGCCCTCGACGGTATAGTTCAGGCCCAGCTTGGCGAAATCGCTGTCGGCGGGGTCGATGTAGTACAGGTCGATGTTCTCAACAGGGACGGCAATAACCTTGTTGCGGGCGATGTACTTTGCGGGCAGCAGGAACAGGGTGGAATAACCCATGAAATTCTGAACATAGGTCAGGCCGAAGGCGGTCTGCGTGGTGATTTCCTTGTCGCCCAGATAGCCGTAGAAGTCCAGAATGTTGGCAAAGCCGACAACCTCGGTAACATCACGGTCCATGCTGGCGAACTTGTCCAGCACGTTGCCCTTTGCCAGAGCAAGGCCCTGCTGCCAAGTGGTAGCAGCCACAGCCAGAGAACCAGTGTTCAGGAAGGTGTAGAAATCGCCCAGAACCTTGTTCTGCAGGGCGACAAGGAACGCCTCGTCGGTCTTTTCAACGGCAACATCTGCGCCGTACTTGGCTACCGCCTCAACGGACACGCTCTTAGCATACTTGGCAATCTCAATGTCGCCGTAGGTTTTGGGCGCGACCTTCATCTTGGTCAGCGGAATCTCATCGCCCTCGGCAACGGATGTACCGCCAGCCAGAGTGCCGTCAACAGCGGCCTCATAGGAGACCAGCTTTGTGCCGGGGGTCTTGCGGATGGGGCGCATAATGCCCATGATGGTGCGCAGCGCGTCCCAGTTCTTGCCAAAGCGGGTGACAAAGTCAACCTCGCGGGCGTTGACAGTAATCTGGGCAGCGGTAGTCAGGTTAGTTTTTGCAGCCATATTTTGGCTCCTTTCTGTTAATCGTCAGATTCGTTTTGCATGAGGTTCACAAGCGCCGCCTGCCGCTCGGAGGTAGACAGTACATAACGGCCCTTGTCGTCCGTCTTGTAGATGTCCTCCCGCGTCAGGGTCTTGCCGCCATTGTTGGCGGGGGGAGTAGGGCTGTTTGCGCCTTTTGTGCTGGTCGTGGTGATGTACTCGCTGTAATCGGATTTAAGGCTTTTTTCCAGCGCAGCAGCGTCTTTGATAGCGCCCTTGTCATCCAATTCCAGTTTGTCAAGCAGCCCGTCTCCCTTTGCAAGGCGTGCGACAGAGGAAATCCGTTTTTCAGAAATGCCGATTTTCAGCAGGACGTCGGACAGTGCCTTTTCTTTGGCAGCAGTAGTCTTTTCAGCGGCCACGCTGGTTTTGTAATCCTCAAAAGCCTTGTGCTCTGCTTCATACTTTGCCTTGTAGCCGCCGTCGCCCTGCGCTTTAAGGTCGTCCAACTCCTTCTGAACGCCCGGTAGCTTTTCTGCATCGGCTTTATACCGCGTGACGTCGTCCTTCAGCGGGTCAACAACGCCCAGATGGAGCGCCACCAGCTGATTTTCAATTTCGTCAGTGCAACTCTCGCCGATGATTTTACGGATTTCAGCGCGTGTAAATTTTGCCATGGGGATTCTCTCCTTTTCTTCGGTGGCGGTTCTTCGCCATTTGAGTTTTATTTATTCAAAACAGCAGTGCTTCGCCGTTTTTGCGTATAAAAATAGCGACCGCCGAGAAAGTCTCGGTAGTTGCTAGGTAAACTTGCCTTTTACGGTTTCACTTCAACGCTGGGCAGAACATTTGTGTGGAAATACAGCTTGTAATGGTACGGGTCTGTGTGTGTTCCTGTAATGTCCTCGACAACATACATCGTGTAGCTGTTTAGGTAGATGTAATTTTTCCTGTAAGTATCAGGGCCAACCTTTACAGTGCAGACAAGCTCGTTGTTGGAATTGTTGGATATAGACATATACCCCTCGGCTTCCATAATGACCTTGTCTGTTCTGGCGTTGTATACGGTGATTTTTCGTTCGCTCTCAAAGTAATCGGCCTGTTTAGAAATATTGGAGTTTGCTCTATCGGCTTCGGAGCAGCCACATAAAAGCAAAACTGAGGCAATAACTGCGATTGCGATATAAAGAATCTTTTTCATGTTCTTTTCTCCCAATAAAAAGAGCTGAGAGGCTTATTTGCCTTTCAGCTCTGCTTCGATGATTTTTTTGTACTGTTCGCCGTGCTCGGCAACGGCAGGCTTGATAAAAGGCTTTGCCCGTTGGCCGTGCGTCAAATGCCAATCGCCTTTTTCGTCTTGATACACCCACGGCGTTTGTCTGCCGCCGGGGTAATATATGCCGGTTCCGCACTCAACGTATACGCCGTATTCGCTGTTTGTGCCGATATATGCGGCTTTTTCGCCGTCGTTTACCATATGTGTAATGCTGTTTCGTAGTGCGCCAGTGCCGAATTTACCGGGGCTATTGCATAGTTTTTTAGCGTACCCCTCTGCCACAAGTCCGCATTCTTCAAGTGCCTTTAGGCAAGCAGCGTTTAGCGCTTCCAACACTTCATCGCTGTGGTCTTCAAGTCGTATCTGCATTGAGTTTCCACCCCGCCCACTCTGCATAGGTCATATCTTTTACAAGCACCCATTCCCCCGTTTTGGTGTCTCTGGCGCGTCTGCCGCCGCTGCTTGTATCCTCTCCGTCAACCTCTGCAATCTGGGTACATCGGCAGTTATACACAAGATAGCCCGGCGCGGAACTGTCTCCCGGATACATAAGTTCGTAGCCGTCCACCTTGAACGGCTTGTCAACGTCTACTGTCTGGCCGTCAAGCATTGCGTGTGCGTGGCGTGTGCGGTTGTCCAGCGTTGCCAGCCAGCGTTTTTTGAGCTTGATGCCCATGTCCTGCGCTGCGCGGTAAGTATCAAGCCGCCCGGCGTTTTGCGCTGCTGTAATGGCCGTCCGCGCCGTTCTTATAGCGCTGGTGCGGTTTATATTCCGCATACGGCTTTGCAGGTCGTTTGCCATTCTTGGAATGCTTTTGCCTTGCAAAATGGAGCTTGTGACGCTGGCTGTGATTTGCTGCTTCCCGTATTTCAGGTCAATGCCGCGCTGCAATGCACGCTTTGGAGGGTAGTACGGCATAAGGTCCGGCTGTTCCACAATCAGACGTTTCACTGTCTGCTCATCCCACAGCGTAAAATCTGCTTTGTCGGAAACCTGCTCGATTTTGTAAGCAGAGTAATTGCGGTTCAAGCTGTAAATGCCCGGCGTGGCGTCATTGACATAGGCCACAGCCGTTTCGTTGGAATCAGTGTATCTTTCTGCCACCTTGTCCCGCAGCGCCGTAAAACGCTTGCCTCGGCCCATCTGCGCAAGCCGCCATTGCTTGTACTGCTGTTCGGTGATTTCTCCTGCATCCAGCTTTTCTTTCATGGCTGCATCACGCTTCTCGAACTGCTCAAAATAGGCTTTCACCGTGTCGGTCAGTTCGTCAGCAGCTTCTTTGTACAGCTTTGCGATGCGCTGTTCCAGATTGGCAAGCTGTTCATCCGTCAGTTTGTGGGCATAATCAGATTTTTTCACGGGTGTAAAGCTCCCATTTGCAATCAGCTGGAAGTTTCCCGGAAATTTCAAAATGGTCAAGCCGTTTCAGTTCTTTTTCCGGGATGTTGTCATCCGCGTAAACCGGAGTAATGGTAAAATCCATCGGTTTTATTCCGTCAATGCGGATGGAATATTCCTTATTCTGTTCCATTCGGCTCATTTCTCTCCATAGGTGTAACGAAATCGGGATTTTTGGTTCTGTCAAGTTCCTCTGCCGCCTTTCGCTTCATCAAATCCTCATACTGGTCTGCGTCGCCGAGAATAGTAAGCAGCTTTTTGGTGATGTACTCATCATCGTAGTACTCCGCGCCCAGTAGCACGGTCTGCGCTTCTTCCTGCTTGTTGATAATCTGGTTGCGCGTGTATGTCGGCTCGTCATCAAGACCGGCAACCGCCAAAATGCCCTTGATGCAGCGCGTCACGCAGCTTTCAAACTTGTCCGTTTTCAGGTCAAGTGGCACATAACTGGCCTTGATGGCCGTTGCAGTTTGGTTGCCAGCGCTGACAGCGGCAGAATCAAAGGCCTGAAAGTCCTCGTATAGCTTTTTGGTGAGCATATCAATAGTCGCCTGCGTGCCTTGGAACGGGGCTTCGATGCTCTGTGGCGTGGCCTTTGCGCCCTCGTCACCGTCAGCGTGGGCGACATGGGTAGTTTTCAGACGCTCAATGAACTTTGTATCGTCCTGCTCGTCCATGCCTCCGCAGTTGGTCAGAACCCAGAAAATCAGGTTTCCCTCGTCAACGTTGTTTACCATGTTGGAGCTTGCAAGGTCGAGCGCGTCAATGGTATTCTGTCGCCCCTGTAACTCGCTGTGGGCCTGCTCGCCGTTTTTCAGCGGGATAATGGGAAATCCGGGATAATTCTCGCCGTCATAAATTTCTGTGCCGTCTGCCTCGCTGGTGCGAAGCTTCAGCTTATAGGCGCGTTTCGGCTTGAGAATCGCCATATCATCGCTTTTGGGCTTTAGATACTCTGTATAGCCGTCAAGCTCGTACAGCGTGGCGCGCAGTGGCTTATTGTCTGCCACCTGCCAAAAACGGATTCCGGCTTTAATGGAGCCGTCTTCCTCGTCATACAGGGGAACAAATTCCTCTGCTGCGAACACCTGAACATGGTCGAGATTCCAAAACACAAAAGACTGCCCGTCAATCAAAGCATGGCGGGCAGCGTCCATAATATCTTCGTCAAACGTCGCACCCAGCGCCTTTTCTGTCTCCGGCTTCTGAAATGAAATGCCGTTGCCAAGTAAATACGAAACTTCTTGGTCTACGACCAAGCCAAAGAACTTGCTTGCTATCTTGTGATTTGCCGTGTACATGTCACGGTGCGCCTTGCCCTGCATGTCGTAGATGAATTTTTCGTATTTGTTGATTGTAGGGTTTTCTCCGTGGTAATACTTGTTGGCGTTCGCTGCAAGGCGTGTGCTATGGTCGGCCTTATACTCATTGATTGCGCCCAGTATGAAACTCATGCGGGCCTTTTCGTCCTCGCCAACCGCTACAAAATCTTGGTATGTTTTCACGTCTTCTCACCGCCTTTACACGAAAATGCTCTTGTATCTGGTTTCGGAGGTGTCTCCCGCCTTGTTCGCTGTGCTTTCCATCGCGTACCGCACCGCATCAATGTGATGGTTGTTCAAATCCGGGTAGCCTTCCAGCACTTCTCCCGTCTTGCCGTCCCGCTCGTATTCATACTCGCTAAATTCCTTTGCTGTGTCCGGGCAACGTTCAGGGTCAATGACAATAGCTTCCAGCATTTGCAACCATTTTGTGCCATACCGAACCGATTTCGGCCCCTTGCGGGCTGGGAACGTCTTTACGCCGTACTTGTTGTAATCGGCGATGGACTTTGGCTCGGCGCTATCCGCGCAGACTTTATCCTCACGTGTCAGCCCTTTATCCAAAAGCAGTTGTGCCGTGTCGCGGTTTGACGTTCGGCGCCGTGTCAGCTCATCAAAGATGTACAGCGTTCGCCGTGCCGCATCATAGTGCATCGCATTGTATGCCCACGGGTCAGGGTACCAGCCCCAGTCTACGCCGCGCTTAATGCGATCAAAGCTGGCAATCTGTTCATCGGTGATTTTCTCAATGCGCAGATTCTCAAATACCGCTGTGCCGCTGCCGACAACCTCGCCTAAATACTCGTGCCGGTATGCCGTTTCGTTTGTGCGCTGCAAGTATTCAGCATCTGCTAGGAATCGCGCTCCGAGCCATTCTGCGGGCGTTGTTTTGTAGGTGGAATGATGTATCAGCTTTCCCGCCCGCGCTTGCAGAGCGTACCCGTTCGCCCAATTCCGCGCCATTGCTGGCGGGTTGAAACTCTTGAACGTCAGCGACCAGTCGCCGCCGCGCAGGCAGGATTGTTCCACGTTTCGGATTTGCTCCGCACCGTCAAACTGGTCAAGCTCCTCGAACCACGCAATGCCGATGTAACCAAACGGCATCTTTACGGACTTGATCTTGCCGGGGTCGTCCATACCGAAAAAAAGCACCTTTTGCCCTGTCGGCAAATAGGTGCATTCCATCGGGCTGACTGTGCAGCGGAAATGGTCGTGCAGACCAAGCTCATTGATTGCCCAAACGATTTGCGCATAAACGCTTGTACGCAGTGTGTTGCCGACCTTTCGGAACACTGCCGCGTGGCATTGCGGGTGCTTCAGCAGCTGCAAAATCAGTTCTATGCTGATATAGCTGGATTTTGTACTGCCGCGCCCGCCCTTTGCGACAAGCTCTTTTACATTGCCCGCCTTGATTTCGCGGTGGACTTCCCAAAAGCAAGGGGAAACTATATTTGACAATTTACAAGTCATCTACAATTTGCACCCCGCTATCCTCTTTCTGTTCCGGCGTATCGCTCTGCCCCAGATACTGTTTTCCGAGCCAAATTGCCATATTTGCGTTTTTTTGGGCAAGGGCGAATTGATACCGACGCAGAGAGCATTTTCCCTTTCCTCGCTTTTGCTTAAAAACTACGGAAAAACTATCCTTGTATGTCCTTTTGCACCACGCATCAATCGTTTTGTCTGTTACGCCAAAGAAATCGCATATATCTTCTTTTGTACACTGTAACCCGCATAGGTTTTCAAAGTGGTTTTGATCGATCTCTTTTCTTGGGCGTCCTGTTTTTGCCATAAACGCCCTCCTTTTTCTTTTGGCGTTGAATGAATTTCTGCATATCCCTTTTTAAGTACGGGCTGTTTGTCTTTTCGATTATTTTTCGTGCTTCTTTAATTGTCATTTAACAGCACCGCCCTATTCCCCGTCAGGGTTTCCCATCGTTTTACAATCACATCACAGTATCTTGGGTCGAACTCCATTGCATACGCATCCCGACCGTTTTGCTCACACGCAATAACCGTCGTCCCGCTGCCAGCAAACAAATCAAGCACGGCGTCACCGCCTTTAGTGTTGTTTTTTATTTGATAATCGAAAAGCGCCACAGGTTTCATTGTTGGGTGCTCTTTATTTTTTGTTGGGCGGTCAAATTCCAGCACGGTTGTTTGCTTTCGGTCTGACGCCCACAAATGACCAGCACCAGACTTCCATCCGTAAAGGCACGGCTCATGCTTCCATTGGTAGTCCTGCCTGCCCATTACCATTGCATTTTTTACCCAAATAAGAACCTGCCGGACTTCCCATCCCGTCATCTGGCACGCCATTCTAAATACATACGCCTTTGAATCTGCGTGCCAGATGTAGAATACAGCCCCCGGCTTCATCACAGAATCAGCAGACGAAAACGCAGATTGCAAAAACGCAATAAACTCATCGTCACTTTTTGCATCGTTTTCGATTTTAAGCGCGTCCTTGGTTTTCCCAGTATAGTCAACCCCATAAGGCGGGTCTGTGAGCAACATGTCTGCAAGACGCCCCCCCCATAAGAGCGCTTACATCGGCGCTTTTTGTGCTGTCGCCGCACATAAGCCTGTGTCTACCAAGCTGCCAAATGTCACCTTTTTTTGTTATTGGCTCGGATTCCTCATCCACCTCCGGCGCATCGTCTTCTACAACTTCTTCTGTCGCTTCTTCTGGGAGCCCCCAATCAAAATCAAACGCCGACAAATCCAGCTCCGGCAGTTCATCTTTCAGCAGGTCGAAGTCCCAGTCACTCTCGTTGCTTTTGTTATCCACCAGCCGCAGCGCATTTACCTGTTCTGGCGTCAAATCGTCCACACAGACACACGGTACTTCTTTGATTCCCAGCTTTTTTGCAGCCAATGCGCGGCAATGCCCGATTACAATAACGTTGTTTTTGTCCACAACAACCGGCTGCACAAACCCGTATTGCTTGATGCTTTCGGCAACATTTTTGATTTGCCTTGCATCGTGCTTTTTTGCGTTTTTTGAGTATGGCTGGATTTCTTCCAGCGATTTCATTACAACTTGCATAACTTCCTCCTTTATGCAACACAAAAAGCCCACACAATTTGTGTAGGCTTATGTCCCCCAAACCCCTTTGCGCCGGAGGAAAAGCGCGTTCCCGCCCTTCCGGTCTCTGCTATGCCGGTCTCACCCGTTGCGGATAGCAAGTCCGCAACGCTTTTTTCATTCCCTGTATTGTCCGCACAGGGCTGGCGGGCTGTCTCTTGGTATACCGCACAGTCCTGCGGTTGAAGTTTCGTTTCGCACTTCACTGTGCGAGCAGACTTTTTCAGGCTCTCGAAGTCCCGTTGCGGTCTGCCATCGCGCCGCGCTCCTGATCGGCTTGCCGCTTTGCCTACAGCGTTTAGGTTATCTATCGCGTTTTGCCTGCGCCGGGCTTTCACCGGTGGGAGCGACCCAGCATGTGCCCTTAGCCGGACTTGAACCAGCACACCAAGGCTCTTGCCATTGAGCTACAAGGGCATGTGCGGCTTACTGTTTGCACAGTCGTTGTCATCATTTGTGAGGTATACCGCGCACGCTCACACAGACAGGTTGCGACCCTGCCGTCTGGTACTGCACATAGGCCTTGCACCTTTGCCGCGCCGTTGCTTCGGAACGCAGCGCCCTTGCCGTATTGACTTGTCAGGCCAAGTTTGCGGCTGGCTATGCAGCATATAAAATGCCGGTCTTTCCCGGCTGTCAGTATCGAGAATAGGAGGTTTTGCTATAGACTGTAATGTACCCTCTTTACAGTTTCCAGCATATTCATAATACCACTTGACAACGTCCCCACAGTTACCCTTTTTTCTTGTCCAAAAGCCAGAAAAATTTTCTTCTGCTTTCGTAAAACTGCCGTCTGCCGCAATACACAGGCTGGTATTCGTAAGCCGTCCCCTCTGTTACATTTTTCAACAGAGCGCACCAGTTTAAAGGGTCTGCTTCTCTTGCCGCGTCCTCAATGATTCGGACATCTGTGCTTAACTTTAGCGCTCTGTCAGCCTTTCTAGCTGTTGGGTCTGACTTTCCGTTTCCGTGCGGCAAACCGTCATTTGAAACCGCATCAAGCCCTCTTGCACTAGCAATTTCCAACCGCATTTCAGCGTATCTTTTGCAAAAGTGCTTTAATTCAAGGTATCTTTCTTTTGAAATTCCATATTCATCTAGGTTGAGCGGTCTTTCTCTCATTTTTGCTCCTTTCTTCCATTTTCATGCAGCGCGGCAGCGTGCAAATATCGCCATTTTTCCACTCGCACGTCGCGCAAAGATGTTTGCGGGCGTATTCATCAACTAGTTGCTGTTTTGTCATGGGGTCACCTCCTGTGGTAGAAGTCATTTTAGAAGCCTCCTTATGATTCTATAACATGCAATGCCGATGCGGGTTACGACCAGCAGCGGCCAGAAAACAAGGACAATAACGTTGTCTGCGCCGTCTACGGTGTCCATTCGGTCTGTGTGGTTGATGTACAGGACGGCGAGCAGGCCGCACAGGTCGTAAACACAGACGGCGGCGATAACAAGGATAATGCTTACCCAGTTAGTCATCTGCGTTCACCATCCTTTTGCCGCATTCCGGGCAAAAATTATAAGCAGCGAAAGAAATTGCATTACATGCTGAACATACAACATTTGGGCTTCCGCCGCTATCGCTTATCCAATGCGCCGTAGGCCGCAGGGATTCAGGGTCGATGGTTGGCATAAGGTCAATGTCGGAAACTCCGACCGCGTCAAACTCGCCGCATTCCGGCGTGTCGGGAAAGCACACCTTCATGGCGCGTTTCTTTAATTCATCTACATCAATCAGTCGAGCTGGTTCTTTCGGCTGGCTTGCGCCGGGGATAGGGCAGCCTATTGTTGTGCTCATTCTGATACCTCCTCGTTCCAGTAGTCGTCACGGCACTTATCACAACGGCAAATGGTACTCAAATAACCGTACTTGGCGCATCGCAATGGTTTTAATGTTTTGTCTAATGAGCAAGGCAACAAACGAGTGATGGCGCTTAAATACGCATCCGGGAACTTCTTCAAGAACTCACTCTGGCGGGTCTTGACGGGGTGGTCTTTCGCCCATTGCTCAACGATGCTTTTAACTCTGGAAGCCTTCTCATCTTCGATGTGCAATAGTACATCACAAACACTTCCCATTTCGCTGAAATTATTATATAGAGGGCATTTTTCACACATTTCACCACTGTAACACATGCGCTTCATTGATTTGTAAAATTCAACTGCGTCCATAGTTTTACTCCTTATCCAGCCCGCGGGCTACATACTGCCCATAGGTCAGGCCAAGGGCGGCGGCTTTTCCTCCGGCTTGGGCAGACCCAGCAGCCAGCCAACGGTAACGCCCATACTGGACGCCCCGGCAATGCGGTTTGCGTTGTAGGCGCTGAGTGTCTTTGCCTTGCCGCTGCACAGCTGGCCCAAGTAGTTGCCGCTGATTCCGGTGCGCTGTGAAAACTGGTTCAAATTCATAGCGCCCATCGCATACTTGACACGTCCCGCCACGCTTGGCAGGTTGGGCAAAACAAGGGTCTGGCATGGGCCGTCTTTTTTGTGATTTTCCGCTTCGCTTGCAATGCGTGTTGGTGAAATTGGTGTGCGATGTGCGGCCCTGGCCTGTTCTTGCATGGATTGCTTGTACTCATAAACTTCATCTGTCATGTTGTCTCATCCTCCATTTCTTCAATGAAAATTTCGGTGCGGGGGTTTTCTTTGTCGTACATCACACGGGAGCCGTCCACGCTGGCAATGATGGTGTTATTGTCGTCTGCAAGGATTTTGGCGGCGACAAGGGTGTCATGGGCAGCTTCCATTAAGTTCGTGAGGTCTACTTTTCGGCGTGTCGGCATATAGAACACCGTGGCGACGCGATAGCGGCCCGCCAGCGGGGCTTTCGGCTTTGGGGTGAGATGCCACATAGCTTGCTGCTCGTAACGCTTATACTGCCTGCTGGGGGCGATGAACGGCTTGCCTGTGCGATGGTTGGTAAGTATCTGCTGGGAGTTCTTCTTGGTAATAGGGGGCAGGGAGATAATGTATTTTTGGATCATGTAAAGTCCTCCATGCTCATCTGTCCCGGCAGTACATCTTCTTCCATCCACCAGCGAAATACATCTTGCCCTGTACCGCCCATCATCCAGTTTCCGTTCAATTTTCCGCGCACTCTGCGCTCATCAAGCATCCTGTCAAAGGATTGTATGTATAGTTTCTCGTAAGCAGGCCAGCGTCGAAACTCCGCATATCGTTTACTTTTCTTTGCAAGCGGACATCCGATACACCCCACACGATCCAGCCCACATTTATACAACGGATTGACAGGCACCTTTGCATCCTGCAAAAAGCTCCATACTTGATTGTCCGTCCAGTCCACAATGGGGTTTAGTACGCGTTTTGCTGCCGCCTTGCACCCCTCAAAAATTTTGCTCGGCTCCTGTTCTTCGCCTTTCAAAACGATTTTGTTGCCTTTGTTCCGGGTGTACGCTTCAAAAACGCCGCTGTCGCGCTTTCTTCGGCTACTTTCCGCCCACCGCACGCCAGTCGTGATGAACCTACCGTTTCCGCCTTGCTCTTTAAGCACGGCGCAGCAGTACCGCATGATTCGTGTCGGCGGCATCAGCTTTTGCGGGATCAAACTCCACATGCTTGTGCGCTTGCCTTTGTAGGTGGGGTAATTGACGGTGCATTTAATACCCAAATTTTCGAGCCGCGCGAACTCCTGCCGTACAAAGCGCACCGTTTCCGGGGCGTCAGCCGTAGTGTGGTTATGCTGCACTTCAAACGGGATGCCCCCCCTAAGTGCAAGCTCTACGCACACGCTGCTGTCCTTACCGCCGCTGGTTGTAACGACCAGCGGCGTGCCGTAATACTTCAGCGCCATGTCGCTTGCAGCCTTCAGCCGCCCGATGGCGATCTTCTCCGGGTCGCCGCTTGTCGGCAGTGTCACGAGGCCCCAATCTTCTTTGCTCACGGTGCTATCTCCTTTCATCGGCAAACCATTTCTTCGTAACCGCGATGGAAAACTCCTCAATCTCCGAGGCCCAAACACATAACTCTTTGCGCCCAGCGTGTAGCTGTGCCCACACATACGGGAAACCGCCGATTCCATAAAATAAACTTCCAAGAGTAGCATCCTCCGGCAGACGATCAGAGATGCCGCCGAGAACGTAGTACCACTGCGGCAGGGCGATGGAGTTACCCAGTGCTTTATATCGGGGCGTGTCAGCGTCCTTATGGGTCTTGCCCTTGCTGTCTATCCAGCTACCAAGGTCTGTCCATCCATCGGGATAGCCCTGCAGGCGCTCACACTCGGTAGGGGTCAGCCGCCTCACAATCCAGCGGATGATTTTTTCAATCACCGATGGCCCTGTGTTAGCTCCGCCCTGCCCGGTAGCAGTCGTCAGAGTTACAGCCCTATCGCCCGTTAGAGTACCGTTATACAGGTCTGCACCTACGGGCTGGGCGATTACTCTACCGAGAGAACCTGCCCTGCCGGGGCCCTTATAATCGCGGGCCAGTAGCGCACCTGCTACGGTATCGCCCTGTAATGTGATGGCTGTATAGTCGGTGACGCGGCTGTTGTGGTCGCCGGTCATTGTAGAGGATGTGATGCCGTCACCGTTGCCCCGCGCATCATAGATAAGCGGCTCGGCCGCAAAAAGCGTCTGATCTTGCAAGGTGGAGAGGGTGGCGCTCTTTTCGGTCTGCACCAACGCACCCTTGCCGCCGCCCTCACACCCGGAACGGATTTTTAAGGTGTATGCTTTGGCAATATCAGGACAACAGACCTCATGCTCATGACCCTCCTGTAATGTATAGGCAGCATCACCCGCCTGCCCAACGCCAAGACCCGTTCTCTCTCCGAGGGATTTGTGCCGGGTCGCAATTTGGAGGTTTACGGGGATGGCATCTGTGCAATCTGCTGTTCCAGCGCCGTTTTCAACAGCTCCGGCAGCTGCTTGCCCCGGCGTGACGCCCGGAGCAAAATGCCCTCGCAGGCCTTCCGGCTCAAGGAGTATTTCTCCGGCACGCCCACCTGTAAGATCGAGGACAAGCGAGATGCGCAGGCGACGTTGGGGGACACCCCAATACTGGGCGTCCATAGTTCGCCAAGCAATGCTCCAATCGTTTCCGGTGATGAGTCCTGCCTTTGCCCATTTGCTTTTGTCAGGTCCAGGGATTGAAATGCCAGCTTCTTTGATTCTTGCCAGTTCCTCCAAGACGGCTCGGAAGTCCTCGCCTTTATTTGAACTGAATGCTCCGGGAACATTTTCCCAGACGGCATATTTGGGATATTCTCCATTTGTCGCTTCCCTCATTTCTTTGATAACGCGAACGGCTTCCATAAAAAGACCGCTTCGTTCACCTGAAAGGCCGGCACGTTTGCCAGCGATAGATAAATCTTGACACGGGCTTCCAAAAGTTATAACGTCAACCGGGGGAATGTTATCCCCTTTTATTTTTGTAATATCGCCCAGATGAATCATAGCGTTACCTCCTTTGCTTTCGCGTAGTACTTCTCGCTGTACCAGATGTCCGGCAGGCGTGGATTTTGGGTGTAACCTGCGGTGCGCAGGGCGGCTTCGGCGTTCCAACGCGTGGAATACAGGCGCTTGGAGTGGGTGATGTCGCCGGTAGAGCGGGAGTAGGTGATGATTTCATACTTTGCCATTCAGCGTCAGCGCCTCTTTCTGGTTGATTTCTCCACGCTGCATTTTCTGAAAAAGCGGCGTGTCAAAGTGCAGGCATTCATGGCAGGTTCGGACGAACAGGACGTCAAAGGATTCGATTTTGTGCGGGAGAAATTCCTCTGCCGCCGTGCGCAGTTCGGCAACGGTAGGCGGGAATTTCAGCGTGGCGGCAAGGCTGGCCGCACCGCTTCTGGCTGCCTGCAAGGGTATGTCTTTCAGTGCAACGGCCCATGCTTTTGTCATTTCGTCAGGGTCTTTGCCGCGCATGAGATTTGCCCAGTAGTTGGTACAGGACAGAAGAAAAACAGCGGTTTCCGGTTCAGTCATCGGCGGTCACTCCTTTTGCAAGCTGCTTTAATCGCTCCATCGCGGCTGTGGTATCAGTCTGACGGTCGGCGGTGCGCGAGGATTTTGCGCGTTCCTTCTCGGCAAGGTAGGCTTCAACGGTGCAGATTCCCTGCTGCTCACAGCGGTCAAGTATCTTGGAGATATAGCTCCACCGGCGCGCGTTATTGGTAGCAGCTTCATCGATGGCCTGACAGATAAGCGATGCCGGAAATTTCAGCAGGGCTGTACTTATCGCGTCAGCAACCGCGCGGGGGACAGAACCGCAGTTCTGCTCATAGCGCTGGATGCAGTCTGCAAAATCTGCGTTATATTGCTCGCCTTGCGCGCACGCAGCAGCAGTAGTAGCTATAGTTCCTTGTTCCTGTATTCCTGTATTCCTATATTCCTGCTTGACTTTGCTTGGCTTTGCTTGGCTTTGCTTCAAAGTGCTTGCGCTTGCTTGCGTTTGCTTGCCACCGCTTTTGCCACTGGATTGCTTTTTCTCGGTAAATTCACGGTCAAGGTCAATATCTCTTCGGATAGCGGGCCAGATGAACTTTTCACTCCCGCTAAACTCAGGCTCTACTCCTTGCGACTTATATTTCATCATCGCAAGCACCAGACGCCCCACCTCAGCGGCACTGTAAGATTCAAAATAGCTTTCGTAGCTATCCCAGAGTTTTATGTATTCCTTTGCCATGCCGTCATACCTTCATGTAATACTCCGCAACACGGCAGAGCCGACCATAGCGGTTGCGGCGGGTGACCATGCGGGAGGCTACCGGGTAGCCTTTCCGTTTGAGGTCTGTGATGCGGGAGGCAAGGCGGGAACAGCCGTAGTCCACGAGCGCGTCCAGCGCGGTAAGGGAATCGCCGTTTTCAAGCGCGGCGAGAATCTGGTCAAGCTGGCTCGGATGCTTTCTTTCGTTCTTTCTTTCATTCATGGCGCGCACCTCAGAACGGCAGATCGCCGTCATCCTCAATAAGGGCATAGTCTGCATCGGGTTCACCATGCGTGCGCTGTGAGGGGGCTGCGGGGCATGGCTGGTACTTTTCCTTACTGCCGCAGAAACTCACGTTCTGGGCCACGATTTCAACGGCGGTGCGGTTGTTGCCGTTCTTGTCCTGATACTGGCGGGTCTGCAAGCGGCCATCAATGGCAATGAGGGCACCTTTGGGGAAGTATTTGCAGACAAATTCTGCGGTCTTGCCCCATGCGGTGACATTGAGCCAGTTCGTCTGGCTCTGGCCGCTGGCATCCTTGTAGCCGGAATCGTTGGCGATGCGGAAAGAGCAGACGGACTTGCCGCTGTTCGTGGTTTTGAGTTCCGGGTCTTTGACCATGCGGCCAATAATAGCAACAACATTCAACATAGGTTAGTCCTCCGTAATATCCAGATAGTTTTTGTAAAAGCGGCGGCGGAAGTCAGACACCGTCCAGTGGTAGTAGGCCATTGCATGGCGTTGGCCATCTTGTTCAAGTTGCAGCCGCGTAGCAGCACAGTTATGTACAGCGTCAGGCGCGTTTCTATGGCAATCTGCACACAGAGGAACCCAAAGCCCGTATTGCTTGCTTTTATCGCGGCTGCCATTGTATTTACTTCCGCTACCAAAAAAGATTTCATGGCGCTCGGTCGGTTTCCATTGCTGGCATTTGTAGCATTTAAAACCATCAATGGGCATAATAGATGGCGCATAACCGTTTCTGTCAAGCTGAACGCCGTATTCATTGCGTGTCGGTCGGCGCATCGTCTGTCAGTCCTTTCAGTTTTGCGATTTCTTCCGGGGTCATGGTGGGGATGCCCTGCTGCCGGCATTCCTGCACGATCAGGTCAATGAGGCGGTGCATCTGGGTGCTATCGAACACGGACGAGCCGTACCAGCATTGCAGGTTGTAGAAAGTCCCCTGCGGGGTGGTCATTTCATCGAGCTTATGGACCTGCCAGCCCTCGCCCTTGCTCTCCCAGCCGTTTTTGAATGCCTTTGCAGCATCGGCGCGGAGGGTGATAATAGCAGAGCTGCCGCCTATGTCGCGTATCAAATCGCGGTAGATTTCAAGTACAGGGCGGTTGATTTTGGCGGCAAGCTGGTTCATGAGCGCCCAGGCATAGGCATTTGCGGACAGGCTGCGCTTTTGTGAGGCCGTGCCGATGACGGCGGCAAGGGGCTTGCCCTCGTCAATGACGGCGCGGGCTTTATCGCAGTCAGATTGGGAACATTCCAGCGTAATTGTGTTGCCGATAACAACTGCTGCCTTTATGGCAATTTGCTGCTTCATTTCCTGTGTTCAAACTCCTTTGCAACGCTGCGCCAATCATCATCGGTGAAGTCCTTAAACAACTTGCCAATAAAGGTCTTTGCTTCTGTTTGGACTGTCTTTTTGTCCTTACCGGTTCGCTGTGCATATCCTGCCAGCGCTGTTGTTGCCATGTCCTTTACGACCTGTGCGGTAACTTCTGGCGATGCTGTGACCGGCTGAGGTTCTTCTTCATAGCGCTCTTTAAATTCATCTGCTTCACTGTCGGAATAGATGCCGTCAAACGCAAGTTTGCAGATTTTTAAAACAACACGGTCAAAAAGCCTTTTATAAGCCATCGCATAAGGGTACGCATTCTTGCAATTTTGAGCGGATGCCTCGCCGACCTCGTATAAGCCTTGTTCCCTGTTGACATAAGTAAAGACAAGAGAGTTTCCGTATCCGGATTTGTCAACGGAAACGCAATCCGGATTAAACTTGTCTTTTTCGGGAAGATTGTCATTGATTTTAAGACAAGCATTGTGGCTTATTATCAAGCCCGTGTACAGCATCTTTCCGTAGTTGGTTTCGTTCTTAAGAATCCAAAAATCGGATTCCTTGAGATATTTTCGTTCTTCGAGAGCCTTTAATGCTTTGTCTCGGCTGGAAATATATTTGGCGCTCTGAATCACTGGAATTTCTTGTCGAGATTTAAACGAACACTCCTTCTGCTTTTCGCCGAACATCAAATTTCATCTCCTCTGTAAAGTTTTTGCAAAAGTTCCTCCGGGATGGGAGTAGACGGTGCGGCTGGTACAGAATCATCCGTGGTTGGTGTGGTCAGGTGGATGCGGTAGCAGCTGGCTGGCGGCAGGGTCATGTCCGGCTTGCGGGTTTTTAGGTCGTAGTAGTAGACCGGAATGCCGTCTGCCAAAAAATAAGTGCTGTTCAGGCCGTATTCATGTTTTGCGAAAAGAGGTACAAATGCGCCGATGCTCTCGGAATAGATGCGGCGGGCAGCTTGCACCGCGTTGAAATAGCAAGCGCTGATGCCCTTTCCAGTGGGGATGAACTCGGCAAGATGCCGGCTCTTCAAAAGTGCGTGCGCCTGTTTCAGGGCGCCGATGTCGTCAATGGTCATTTAGTAGTCCTCCATACAGCGGCAATCTTCCCAGGGGTCGTCCTCTTGGACATCCTCACCGGGAAAGTCGCCGGGGTTATAACACATATCACAGCCGATGATTACTGTTCCGATTAAGTAGATAGTTCCGCATTCCTCACCGCATACAGGGCAGCGGGGGCGGCGGGGTTCATCAGGCGGGAAGGGGTTATCTTGATGCCCCCAGAAGCTGGTCATTCGGGCACCTCCACAAGCTCGCCGTTTTTCAGCTTGTACCAAATATCAGGCTTGACGCTTTCACCGTCAACTTTAAAGCACTGCACATCTTTACGATTCCAGTTAAATTCCTCGTCTATTTCCCATTCTGCAATCACAATCCAGCATCCTAAAGCGCCTTTAGCTTTACTATCAATGCCGAGCGCAGCAGCAACGCTTTCCGTGCCTGTAGCAGATGCCGCGCCCCGCCAGCCTGTAGCAGATGCCGCGCCCTGCTCGCCTGTAGCATATGCCGCGCCATGCTCGCCTGTAGCATATGCCGCGCCCCGCCAGCCTGTAGCAGATGCCGCGCCCTGCGCGCCTGTAGCAGATGCCGCGCCCTGCGCGCCTGTAGCAGATGCCGCGCCCTGCTCGCCTGTAGCAGATGCCGCGCCCTGCGCGCCTGTAGCAGATGCCGTGCCATGCTCGCCTGTAGCATATGCCGCGCCCCGCCAGCCTGTAGCAGATGCCGCGCCCCGCTCGCCTGTAGCAGATGCCGCGCCCCGCCAGCCTGTAGCAGATGCCGCGCCCTGCTCGCCTGTAGCAGATGCCGCGCCCCGCCAGCCTGTAGCAGATGCCGCGCCCTGCCAGCCTGTAGCAGATGCCGCGCCCTGCGCGCCTGTAGCAGATGCCGCGCCCTGCGCGCCTGTAGCAGATGCCGCGCCCTGC